ATGATTGAATTTATCAATAAAGTGAAGCTTTTTGTTGTGGGCGCGGGTGCGGAAATGACTCATACGAATACAGAACAAGAACAAATATTCTTATTAGAGCTCATTGAGGCTTATGAAAAAGGATTAATTGTGTCAGTGAGGTTAGAAGGAAATAAGCCCCCAAAGGCTAAAACAGGGCAAGTTGTTGTTGAAGAGAAGTTCTGCCCTGTGGTGAAAGCGCTCTAACTAAATGGATTGCTAAATTCTCTGTTGCTTTAGCTGAAGGGCTGAGAGTATGGCTATAATATAAAGACATGACAAAATTGTGACCACATTCTTTATTCTTACACTCACAATACAAATCAGCGCAGTCATTAGAAAGACGGTTAGTTTTTTTAATGACTGCACGTTCATTACATCCACAATGAATTTTATTCCCCACCATAGACGCACCATTAGTTAAATTCATTCCTGAATGAATCAAAGCATGTTTGTAACTAATCGCTGTAATAAATGAATGCCCACAATCCGCATCTCGGCAAGAACAAGACAGTTCACAACCATCATCTAAAATTTTACTGCGGCTAACGATCGCACGTTCTCCACACTTACAAAAAACTCGCATACAACACCTCACTGACTGACATGTCTATTATACAAAATGATGCTGTGATTTTATACAGTATTATAAGGGGATGAACCTATGAATAAGATAGGTCCATTGTATTCAGAGAGGAGTTAGTTGTAGAAATATCTTTTACCATCAATCACCCAACTAGCAATGACCTCCATATTTGTGATTTGTATTTTTATTTCTGTCATATTATTTACACCTTTTTGTAAGAGTTCAACGTAAAGCTCTTGAGCTTCTCTTTCCGCAGTAGCTTTACCAGTTAGGCCTAGATATTCAGGTACGTCGTATATAAATTCAGGTGTCATGTTAATTCTCCTATCTTTTGTATTTAAGTCACTAAAACCTAGCATATATTCCTTAACGAAAAACAAACTAATCTCACAGAAAAATCACTCCTCCTACCTACGCGCTCCGCCTCATTTTTTTTGATTTCTTCAGTTTTATTTCAGTGGTTTTAGGGGGTAACTTATTGAAGTTAAATTGATTTGTTTGATTTTAAGAATTTCGTAAATTGAAAGAAATTTCAGTAAATTGAAATTATCAGTCAAGTAGTACCTGGTTATGTCCTCTTTAAGTATTTGATAAACAAAGACTCTCAGTTTTTCCGTGGCCTTTTTTGAAAGATCGCGTTTTCAATTAAAGATCTGAAAAAGATCTCTTAGCCCTTTGTTAATAAGGCCTGAACGGAGATTTCAGGCCAAAAGTAAAATTTCAATTTATAGCAGAGACAATAAGGCGTTTTCTAGCCCATCGAATTGTCCAAATTAAATTCAAAATGTAAGTTTTTCGGCACATCTTCGTCAGAGTTCACCGCATCCATAAACATCTCACAAGAGGGAATGACTTCATTCTGATTATAAACATAATTGAATTTAATCGGGTCGCCACGGGTTCCGCCATTTGGAATGATAGCGGCCAGCTCAACAGGGAAGCGATGACCAGTTAACACTTCTTGAGCGGTAACGTCTTTAATCTTTTCATATTCATCTTTCGTGGCAATGTCGCCCACGGGGATGAGTTGGATCCCTTTTTCGTTGCCGTTGGGAATATTGATAAACATCGAACGAAAATTACCAATGCCACGGCTTGCCGCCATTTTTTGTTTTAAATCGTCTTCGTCGTCTTTACTCAAATTTGGGTCGGTAGCATAAAAGATAAACCCCATGTGCAACCCGTTCTTGTAATAACGACGGCGGAACGTGGTTGCATCTTCACTCAATAATGCCGATTGCACACAACCAAGATAATCGGGACCACCATAAACTTGCTGCACTGGGTCATATTGTTTAATAAAAATGACGTCTTCTTTTTTATAAATCCGTGTTTTGTTATCACGCTCAAGTAAGACAAAGTTTCCTTTTTTGTTTTTGCGTAAATACATGGCAGGCAGTGGGTGAAGTCCAACGACAACACCAAAGTGGTTTCTCAGCTTTAGAATTGCGGTATCCCCAAATTCTAAGAAGTCATGCACGGCCGCTTGAACCTGTTGTTTTCTTAAACCGCCTTTGATGAATCGACCAGAGATCATGTTACGACGCGCCATTAAGATAGAGCCATGATACGCATTGGCGCGAGTGAGTTTGTTTAAGCCTTTTCTATCTAACGGCGTTTCCCAATAATCATCAGTGTCGTTGTAAAACAGCTCATTGTAATCATAATTATTGAATTCACCGTTCATGATTTCAGGTGAGCCAAAACTAAAAATGATGCTTTCATCGGAAGGTTCGGTTGTCGTTAGGTTCTCTTTTGTCATGGTTTATACCTGCCAAGTCGATTTTTGTTTTTGCTTATGATCAAGAGGTTCATTAATCAGTGCGTGTGAAATTGCCCAAAATGCATCGGCGTGGCCTGTCAGCTCGCTGCGCTCTGCTTTAAATGTCATTGCATTGCCTGAATTGGTTGGGGCTCGTTTTATGGCCATGAATGCCATGGCGATGTCGTTATGCTCCGCATCAAATTGAAGACGGTTTGATTCAATGACATCAATCATTTTCATTACTAAACGGTTTTTACTTTCGTTACTGTAAGGAATAGCGTGAGCTTCGCGTGGGTATTTTTTATGAATCAAATCCCATACACCGGCACCAATCCCTGTGGTATCTACGCCTAAATAACTCACGTTATAACGCTCAAATACTTTGGTAATTTGCGCGACTTGATATTGAAAGTTCAGCCCACGCCAATAATGTTTCTCCAGTATTCTGAATTTTTCAGGGGTGACACTCGGAGGGGCAACAACCACCAAACAGGCATTGTCCCGAGTTCGAGAGGGATCATATCCAAGCCACACTTCACGGGTGCCAAATGGCCGGAGGTCATTGGATTTAAAGTCTTTCCAATGGGAGGCATCCACCATGGCTTTCTGCAGTGCTGAAAATTTGAAAACAGAATGTGTGCCATCGACAAAAATACACATGAACAAGTTATCAAAATCGTCCTTACTGTATTCATCTCGAAGCTCTTCAATATCAAATAAACCACAACCGCCATTAGCTGCGTCTTCAATCGTGACGACGTAACGCCATTGTTTATCAGGACAAAGACGACCGCTGTCTCGATATTCATCAAAACTAGGAAACTCAATTTTCTCGCGTGACTCTTTGCCTTTCTTCCATTGGTCACCGGTCCAGAATGGATAGGCTTGGTGACTTTTTGATGAGGGGGTAGAGAAATACGTTTTACGCCACTTTGAATGCGTGGCCATGCCTGATGCGACTTTCTTAATGGCCTCAAATTGAGGGATCCAAAAATACTCATCAACATAAAGATGGCCGTGATAACTCTGCGCGGTTTTGCCGTTGGTAGATAGAAAGCGAAGTTCAGCTCCATTGGATAACACAATCGGGTTACCCGTAAGGTCAATGTCTAAAAACTCTTTGGCCAACGCAATAATGTAGCTGCGAAATACCTCGGCTTGAGCTCTCGATGCCGAGAGAAAAAGCTGATTGTCGCCACTTAAAATAGCGTCTTCTAATGCTTCGCCACTGAAATAGAACGTCGCTCCAATTTGACGCGATTTAAGAATGTTTCGCGTTCGCTGATGTACGTTGTCACGCATCGTAAGTTGATATTTAAATAGCGAGTCATGCCACGGTTTAAAGTCCTCTTCAGTGATGTGGTCAACGCCATTTTTTTTATTTTTACCTTTTGGCTTCTTCTCTTTTTTAGGCTCAGAAGAAGACTGTTTTTTTGATGAACCGTTGTTTGTATTTCTCTCTGTTTGCACATCTTGAGAGCGTAATTTTTTTAAGTTGGTGTGGTGTTTGATTAAGCGTTCAAGTAAATCCATTTGGCCTTTACTTGGCTCTGGCATTTCTAAGATGGCTTGGATGCGAGTCGCAATGGCTTCATCTACCGTATGCTCTCGCAACATATCGCGCCAACCATAACGGTCAGCCCAATAATAAAGAATGCGTTCATTACTGAGTTTAAGCTCTGAAGCAATTTCTTTGGGTGTCCAAGCTTTCAAATATAAGGCTCGGGCGGCTTGCCTTACTTCCGGTGAATACGCCATGTCTTCTCTTTTTCTGTGTATTTATCAGCATCATACGCCCTGAAAAATGGCAAATATTCATAGTAAATTCCGATTACTTCCGATTTTGCCAATATCCGAATTTCTCGGAATTGAACTGACTGATATTCATGATTCAAAGGCGTATTGTGCTCTCACTGACACGGCATTAACCAAATTGTGAGACGAGATGAGCAAAGTAAGTGAGTGGAAAATTGTTGCTACTGAAGGCGTGACTATTGATGGCCGCGAGATCAGTGAGAAACAAATTAAAGAAATGGGGGAGTCATATTCTCCAGAGCTTTATGCCGCGCTTATTTGGCCTGAACACTCACGCTCAGAATGGAATGTATCTGAGGGACATAATTGGGGAGAAGTTCTACATGTAAAAGCAGAAAAGAGATCGGGTAAGTGGCGACTGTTATCTAAGTTGATGCCAAACAGCCTATTACTCTCTGCCAATAAAAAAGGGCAAAAGCTGTATACCTCAATTGAAATTCACCCCAACTTTCAAAGCACAGGCAAAGCGTATCTCATGGGACTAGCAGTGACTGACTCTCCAGCGTCCACGGGTACAACACGTTTGAAGTTTTCAAAACAAGGGATCGAAATTCAGGGGTATCAGCCTGATTCAATCATTAAGTGCAGTCATTTAGAAGAATTTAATTTAGATGAATGTTACTCAAAAAACGTGATTGCAGATGCTTTTGGTGTGATCGCCAATTATTTCCAATCTGGCGGCAAGTTGCCAGAGCAATTTATTGAACCTCAAGAACCCGAGGACATTGATGTGACAAACGAAGAATTAAGCGCAGCACTAAAAGAGAATTTTAGTCTGTTAAAAACAGAGCTGAAAGATGAGCTTAAAGAAGAATTTTCTAAGCAAGTTCCTGCAGCAGTTCCACCAGTGGTAAACGATGAGCAACCACAGCACTTTACGGCAGAGCAATTTAGCACTGAGCTTGAAAAACAACTCAAACCACTGTCTGAAAAAGTAACCGGTTTAGAAACTAAATTTGCAGAGCTTTCAAAAGAAGTTCCGGGGCAACGTCCGAATGACGCGGTCGGTGATGATGACAAATTTACTGCAGGAGCGATCTGTTAATGCTGAATGCACTTTCAACGAAATACCTTGCTGAATTTAGTTTAGCGGTATCAACGGCAGCAGGCTCAGACGCCGCTTACAGCACGTTTAATATTACGCCGCCAATGGAAACCACATTACGCCAAATGATCATCGAATCAGACGCGTTTCTTGGTTTGATTTCAATTCTGTCTGTGCCTCAAATTAAAGGCCAAGTGATCGATGTGGGTAACAGTGGTTTATCTACAGGCCGTTCTGCAAAAGGTCGCTTTAGTCGTGAAATGGGTCAAAGCGGTAACACGTATGAGCTGACTAAAACCGATTCCGGCGCGCACATTTTATGGGAAACCATGACGCAATGGGCGAACTCAGGCAAAAAAGGCGAATGGCTTAAGTTAATGCTTAATGCGATCACTCGTGTGTTTGCACTTGATATTCTGCGTATTGGTTTTAACGGTACTTCGATTGCGACCGCGACGGATCCATCGGCTAACCCATTGGGTCAAGACGTTAACAAAGGGTGGTTAACCATTGTTAAAGAAAAAGCAGCGGCTCAAGTATTAGCGGATGCGAAATTAGATCCAACAGGTAAGACGGCGGATGCGTATAAAAATCTGGATTCTTTGGTTCAAGATTTAATTAATACGACCATTGCGCCAGAGCATCGTCAAGATCCTGATCTGGTTGTGCTAGTTGGCTCTGATTTAGTGGCGGCAGAGCAGCATCGATTGCTTGAAGCGGCGGACTCTCCAACAGAGCACAAAGCAGCACAATCATTAGCAAAAACCATTGCAGGTAAAAAAGCGTACACACCGCCATTCTTTCCTGCGACTCAGATTTGGGTGACGAACACCAAGAACCTGCAATGTTTGACTCAATCGAACACGCAGCAACGCCGTCAGAAAAACAATGATGATGAACTGCGTTATGAAGCGAACCATATTCGTATGGAAGGTTATGCGATTGGTAATCTTAAGAAATTCGCGGCGATTGAATCGGTCACTGTGGTAGAGCCTGCGGCATAAGGAAAGAAACATGGCCAGTCCGTTAGCAAAACAACGCCAAGCCTTATTAGCGAAAGAAACACCGTCTGTCTTGGTGTCGAGCCTTGAGCCTAAAAGCTTACACTTACTGTTGATTGAGTTAGAAATCGACATGGCGGTGCTTAAAGGCATCAACCGTATTGAAGACAAGATCGCTCATAAGCGTGAGGTGCTTATTCCTAAATATCGTTCATCCATTGATGACTATTTAGCGAATAAAGACACTTACGATAATCCGCTGTTTTCTCAAATGATCATTTGGCTCTTTGATATTGAAGAGCTCGATACCGCAATTGAATGGTGTGATAAGGCGATTGAGCTTGGTGTGACGTCTCCGTTTAACCGTGATTTGGCCACGTTCTATGCAGGTCATGTACTGGAGTGGACACACAAAATGTCAAACACCGGTCATTCGATTGAGCCGTATTTCTCACAGACTTTTGAAAAGGTGCGAGATAAATGGCGCTTGAGTGAAAAGCTTACTTGTCAGTATTACAAATTCGCCGGCTTATTTTTATTACGTGATAAAGACGGACAGCCGCGAGCCACTTGTGTAGGCGATGTTGACACGCTAGAAAAGGCGCATGCACTGCTTACCCAAGCGGACAATATCTACAGTAAAGCAAAAGTAAAAACGGTATTAGACAACATCAACCAACGAATTCGAGCCTTGAAAGAAGGTGTGAATTTGTAGGGTAACGACTCCCTGCCATGCGCCTCAACTGGCAAACGTTCATTAGCTATGTGCTGAATGTAATGTGTTGACCAGTGGCTTAGAGGCGCACCTATTCTTAGTAATAAAAAGTAAAAGGCATCCGTATGTTTAATGGCAAAACAGACAATCAATATCAAGACACGGTGATTGAGAACGATGGCTTTTGGCCTGACTTGAACGCCGGTGATTTTGAAAAGCGTCGTGCGCCTCCAATGGAGATGGACAAAGACACGATTGCTTATGCTGTTGCCGCTGCGGTTGCTCAAATTAACATTGCACTAATAAAAGTAAAAACAGGGTACGAGGCCGAAGGCATTAATAAAGCGGCTGATGTACTTGGCCAGCCGAAAGTTGGTGATAAAAATCTGCTTATCATCTTGTATGAAAATGCGGTATTTGCTCGGGCTAAATCGGAGTTATTACCAGAATTTGCCACAACACAATTGCGTGATGCCGGGGATAACGTGGCAGAGCGTGAGCCTGAAACCAGAGACAGTCTACTTGCTGAAAGTCAGCAACACATTCGAGCGATTAAAGGCAAGAGCCGCGTAGGGATTGAACTGCTATGACTGAGCAAGTAGAGCAAGGCTATTTACTCAAAGGACTGACCGCGGCGATGTTAAGCGTGATCCCAACACGACTCCACAGACAAGTTGATTCTTGGATGGAAAATGTGGGTTTACGTTTAACACCAAAGCACATGGGGCTTGGGTTAGAGCTTGGAAAAATGGAATACGACGCGGTATTTAGTATTGAAGAGTTTCCGTTTAAAGAAGTGAATCCCATGGTGGTGATTGCCACCATGATGGCTTGGGTCATGGATAACGATCCTGACCGAGAAACATTCGAGTTGGGTGAGCCGTCGTACTCGGTAGAGCCTGAATCTGACAATACCGTCACGATTGAAGTATCGGTGCCTTTTATTGAAACCATTACGGTGGTTGAAGATGACAAGGGTGAGATTAAGTTTCGAGGTAAAACCTACAGCTTACAACCTTATGAGGTGTGGGTAGCTGACAAGATATGGTTACACACGGGCAATGATGTGACGTTGATTGAGCCCAATAAATGATCTCGATTACCTCGGATAAAAAGGCGGAGTTGTCGGTATTAGAGACATTAAAAGCCTTATCACTGCCACCGAAAAAACGAGAGCGGATATTAGCCAAAGCGTCTAAAGCCTCGGTGAAACAATCGAAAAAGAATGCACGGGCACAAAAGACACCGAATGGCTCGCCATGGGAAAAACGCAAAAGCCGACGTAAAGGAAAAATGCAGTCGGGTATATCGAGATACATGACGGTGACCAAGGTGTCTGCCAGTGGTGCAACGATTGGATGGAAAGTGGCTCAATCGGCAAAGGTGGCGTTTATTCATCACCATGGGATTGACCAAAAAGGCTCAAAAGCCCAATCCATGAAAGGGTTAAAAAAGAGTGGCGTTGATAGTGATTCTCCTGCCTCTCGAACCCAAGCCAAGCGGCTGCGTGAGCTGGGTTATACCGTGTATTCAAGGCGATTATCTCCCAAGGGAAGAAAAGGCAAGTTAAGAAAACCGCCACTGAAATGGATAACGGAAAATCTAAGTGTGGGACAAGCCGGGTTAATCATTCGAATACTCAGTGATAAGTCGCCGTTAAGTCGTTGGGATGTCCCAATGCCTGCAAGACCGTTTGCTGAGATTGATAGAGAGGCATTAACCACAATGACACGTAATGAAATGAGAGGGCAGAAATGACATTCCCTACGGTTCAAGTTAATCAAAAAAATAGGATGCAAGGTGAGGTGGGTGAAGTTGAACGCCACTTTCTTTTCATCGGTAAGGCCACCAAGAATCAAGGCAAGGTGCTGTCGGTCAATACACAAACGGATTTTGATGTGCAATTGGGGGCTGAGGCGAGTCTTTTAAAATCCAATCTACTGGCGGCAATGCTGAACGCTGGACAAAACTGGACGGCGGCGGTGTATGTGTTAGCCGACGATGAAACCGATTGGACGGTTGGCGCTCGTAAAGCACAAGAAACGCAAAGCTTTGAAGGCATTGCGGTGTGTGAGCCAATCAAAGCAAAAGCGGAAGTCTCTGCTGCCCAAACGTTTCGTAGTGAAATGATCGCAACGCTTGGCCGTTGGCAGTTCGTGGCATTAACGACGGCATTGATCGCAGAGCAAGCGTGGTCTGATTGGGAAGCGGTGATGGTTGGGTTGCAAGATACCATTGCGGCGGATGGTGTGATGATCATCCCTGCGGTTTGGACGGATGCACTTGGCAAACTCATGGGACGATTAAGTAATCGATCCGTATCCATTGCTGATTCCCCTTGTCGAGTGATGACAGGGGCATTGATTGGTGATGTGACTCTGCCAACGGATAAAGACGGCGTGACACTGCAACTGGCGACTTTGCAAACCTTAGAGAAAAATCGTTTGTCGGTGCCGATGTGGTATCCAGATGTGGACGGGCTCTATTGGGCGGATGGTCGAATGCTTGATGTTGAGGGCGGCGATTATCAGGTGGTTGAGTATCGCCGAGTGATGGACAAAGTGGCTCGCGTGATGCGTATTCGAGCGGTTACTCGAATTGGTGATCGTAACTTCAACTCGATGCCGCAATCCATGGCCAGTGCCAAGATGTACTTCATGCGTGATTTAAAAGTCATGGGCAAAGCAACCACCGTGAATGGTGAGTTATTTGTGGGTGACATTATGCCGCCAAAAGATGAAGACATCACGATTGCATGGAAAACCAAAACGGAAGTGGAGCTGTATATCACGGCTCAGCCTACGGATTGCCCGAAAAAAATCACCATCAATCTCATGCTCGATTTAAGTAACCCAGGAGGGAATTAATTATGTCTCGTTTATCTGGAAGCAGTTTTGATGTGGAGATCATGGGGACGTTCATTCATGTCGAAACCGCCACGGTCACGATTGACGATGGAACGCAGGTGGCGAAAGAGCGCGGCATTCCAAACGGTCATATTGATGGTGAAGTCGGGGCGGATGTTGAGTATGAGCTATCAACTAAGAACTTCAATTTATTGATTGATGCGGCGCGTAAATCGGGCTCTTGGCGTGGGATGAAACCTCATGATGCGCTCTTTTATGCCAACAATGGTGATGAAGAAATGAAGGTTGAATTGGACGCGGTGAAGCTGTTGCTATCGGACGTATTGAATGTGGATTCAAAAGGCGGAGAGCTGACCAAGCACAAAGTGAAAGGGTTTGTAACGGGCTCTGATTTTGTGAAGATCAATGGCGTTCCGTATTTATCTGATTATGACATTCGTAATTTCTAAGGGGAAATATGGACGCATTAGATCAAGCCTCTGAGCTCGACATGAGATTGTGCGCGGCGTATGTCGGTGAGCAAGTCGCAAAAAACAAACGTCATTCTCATCATGAAAGCTTAACGCATTGTTTGGAATGTGGGGATGCAATACCCAAGGCACGACAAGAAGCCCAACAAGGGTGTGAATATTGTGTCACTTGCCAAGAATTAGACGATAAGGGGAAGTTATGAAGTATTACCAATTAAAGCGCCGTTACTTTTCACACGGTACGTACTCCTATTTATTTCGCTCAGACGGCAGTCGTGTTTGTTGTTTTGTGGAACCCGTTTGGGCTAATAACAAACCGTTTAAATCGTGCGTTCCTGAAGGTGATTATGATCTGGTTCCGCATGACAGTAATAAATACGGTGCTTGTTACGCCCTTGAATCTGAGTATTTAGGCGTAACGGTGTCAGGTCCAAGTATTCGAGACGCGTGTTTGTGGCATATCGCCAACAAACCTTCGCAACTTGTTGGTTGCGGTGCACCGGGTGTGGACTTTGGTTTTCTTGATGGTGAATGGAGTGTCATAAGTTCAGGCGTTGCGTTTAAGGCATTAATGAAAGAGTTGGGCGGTAAGCCTGCAAGATTAACGATTATGAAGGATTAATCATGAGTTTTTTAACCGGAATTGTTTTTAAATCCATTTGGGAAATTGTCAAAGGACTCTTTTTTCAAATTGGTTGGAAGATTGTGGCGGAGCGTTTTGCGACTCGCTTGGTGGTGTGGGGTTTAGAAAGTTTGAAAGGCTTAACCACCAATGATGTGGCTCAAGATACCGTCGATGATGTGCTGTTGTCATTACAAGGTAAGCGATTAAAAGAAGTTCCCGAGGTGCGGCCTACTAAGGAGTAATTATGGATCCTAGTTGGGTGAATGCGTTCATGGCCATTGCCAGTTTTTTAACTCTGTTACTGACGGCTCTTATTACTAAATTGTTTTCGATGACCAAAGAGCTGTCTGATTTGAAAATTCATGTGGCTGAACGATACGCCACGAAACCCGAGGTAAAGGATTTGGCGGAGCGAGTAGAGCGCCAAATCCAAACCGGATTTGACCAAATTTATAAACTGTTAGAGAAGCGAGAAAAATCATGACCAAAGTAAAAGAAGACAACAGCATTGTATTAACCGTTGGCGGCATTCAATTGCGCTTTGAGCCGAACATGGTGGCGTACAGCAAATACATTAATGAAATGCAGCCGAATGACAAGATGGCGCCCATCATGAACTATTTGCGTCGCATCATATTGCCGGCGGATAAAGAGAACCTGAATGATTTTCTTTCTAAACCGGGCATGGCCATGAAACTGCTTAATAAAGTGAATGAGTTGTATGAATGTGATCTGGATATTGAAGTAAAAAACTAACCCGACGAGCCAAGGCCATAGAGAGCAACTTCATTGAGCAAGCCCTGATTTTTAGGCGTAGCCATCTGCCCAATGAAGACGATTCAGAAGACTCTTTGGCTCGGGCTTTGTGGTTGGAGAAACACCGAGCGGAGCAATTGGCCAGAGCGGTGGCAAGTGGATTGAATGGCGGTCCGAAATAGTGATTAAGGGAATGCATGGCATCAAGTCTTGATAAATTAATGCTGCAAGTGGCCATCATTGACCAAGCCACCAAACCGCTGAAATCCATTGGCGCGGAGGTGACCAACGTCTCTGATGCAGGTCGCGCCGGAATGAATCAAGTGGCTGGCGGTGCTGCAGGATTAATTGCGTCGGGTCTTGCCATCAAATCGGCATTGATGCCAGCCATTGAAATGGACCGAAAACTGGGTGAAGTGGCTTCACTGGGTGTGGTTGGTGAGGATTTAAATAAACTCAAAAATACGGCGTTGATGTTCTCGGCAGAGTATGGGAAGTCGGCGACTGAGTTTGTGAATGCCTCTTATGATATTCAATCGGCCTTTTCTGGTATTAATGGGGATCAACTCTCTGATATTACCAAAAGCTCGGCGGTATTAGCGGCGGCCACCAAAGCGGACACCGCAACCATCACCAGTTACATGGGCACCATGTATGGGGTGTTTAAAAACCAAGCCAATGAAATGGGCGCAGGTATTTGGTCCAAACAAGTCGCAGGCATGACGGCGCAATCGGTGGAGATGTTTAAAACCACGGGTAAAGGCATGAGTGATGCGTTCACGAGTGTTGGCGCTAATGCGACCTCCGCCGGCATTAAGATGAATGAGCAAATGGCCATTCTTGGTACGTTGCAAGCCACGATGTCAGGCAGTGAAGCCGGCACAAAATACAAAGCGTTTTTAACGGGTGTGGCCGGAGCGCAAGACAAACTCAATATGAGCTTTACGGACAGCCAAGGTCAAATGCTGCCGATGCTCGATATTCTTGGCAAATTAAAAACCTCGTTTGGTGACACGATAGATGTGGCTGAAGGGGATGCGCTTAAGAAAGCGTTTGGCAGTGATGAAGCGGTCGGCATGATCAAGTTATTGATGACCGACACCAATGGACTGGCCAAGTCTATGCAGACATTGGGCAAAGTGACCGGGATGGATAAAGCCACCCAAATGGCGAAAGCGCAAACCGACCAATGGGAAAGACTCGAAGCGTCATGGTTTGCTATTCGTACGGCGGTCGGAGGGCTTATTTTACCCGCGATTAATAGTGTCGCTGGCGCATTATCCAATGGGTTAACGGTGCTTGTGAGTTATTCCCAAGAGTATCCGGTGCTTGCTGAGTTTATTGGTTATGCAGGCGTCGCCTTGTTGTCCATTGCCGGAATTGTATCGATGTTTTCTCTGGTGGCAGGCGTTGCCAAATTAGCGACGGCCGGATGGACAACCACAACCATTATTTTTAATGGGGTGATGGCGTTAATGCGTGGCGGTTTACTTGCGATGAGAACTGCGGCGATTGCGGCAACCTTGGCGATGGCGTTGGCTCAAGTGCCGATGCTGCCAATCATCATTGGTATTGGGTTGATTGTGGCGGCGGTCGCGGCGGTGATTTATTGGTGGGACGATCTAAAAGCGGTCTTTAGTAACATGGATTTCTTTAAGAAATTAGGGGCGACCATTGATTGGGTTGTTCAGAAAATCAATTTAATCCCCGGCATTGATATTGGTACAGACAGTTCAGTGTCGATGCCGGAGGTACCTACTCCGATGGCCATGGATGACATTGATGTTGGAGTTAAAACAGCACCGATTGGGAACTACTTAAATGGGGGCGTGGGCATGGCTCCACAAGAGAGTTTTGCGTCTCAAGTGGCGAAGTCATCTAAGGGTAATTCAGGAAAACAGGTTCACATGGGGGATGTGTACATCACAACCACAGCGAGCAATTTGTCATTGGCTGATTTAGATGAGCGTTCAGAGTTGGATGTAGGATGAGTGAGCAAAAATACGTGGATGTACTTGTGACTGATGGCGGTATGGATTTTGATTTAGGGACGCAGCCTATCATGACCGATAACCGCCAAAGCATTGGTCAGGATGTGATGCATTCCATTTTAGAGTCAGGCGTTGCACGGGAATTATCGGCAGAGCGAAACAAAGCCAAACGTGATTATGTACTGACTCGAATTGAAATGCTCGTTGAAGAAGATGAACGCATTGTGGCAGGCAGTGCCACGGCCACTGAGATGGGAGCCAGTACAAAAAGTGATTTACTCATTTTACTGACGGCAGACACCGAAGAGTTTGGCCCGGTTACTTTGGAGATAGAGGCATGAGTTTACGTCCAACCGTCGATTTTGAAAAAATCATCAATGACAGCGGTATTCTAACCACGGAAGAGGCCATTGAAACCGAACTGAAAAAAGAGGTGGAAGCGGCAGGCTCTAACATCAGTAATGATTCGGCCATGTCTCCGTTCTGGCGTTTGATTAAGGCGGTAGTGATAGCGCCGGTACTTTGGCTTGTGAATGTATTACTGGCCACTCACGTTTTACCAAACATGTTCGCAGCAACTGCAAAGGGGGTTTATGCGGATTTAAAAGCGTGGGAAGTGGGCCTTGAAAGGCAGCTAAAAGGCTCCATGCGTGGTGTGGTTCTGTTTACAAAAGAAGATCGTGATACGGCGGTCAATATTCCCAAAGGAACGCTGATTGAAACAGAACGTGTGAACGACACCATTTATCGTTTGATTGTGATTGAAGACACGCTCATTCCTGCCGGTGCGATGAGTGGTGATGTCTTGGCAGACGCAGAGCATGCAGGTGTGGCGTATAACTTGAGTGCCGGTTATTACAGTATTTTGCCACAAGCGGTGTCGGGCATTGTGAGTGCAGTAACACAGAGTGATTACATTACGCGCCTAGGAACGGAAGATGAAACGGATGACGATTTAATGCTTCGTACTCGTAACCAGTTTACCGCTGCAGGTCATTATCATATTGATGCGGTGTACCGCTCTATTATTGCAACGGTTGCCGGTATTCGTTCGGACTTGATCTTCTTTGAGAATACCGGACACATCACGCCGGGCAGCTCGACGGCGTTCATCTTAATGGAAGTCGGTGAAACACCAACGAGCCTACTCGATAAGCTCAATAATCACATCATGGGCGAGGGCTACCATGGGCACGGGGACATTCTTACGTGTCGTGCGATTGCTGAAACCACGCATGAATTATCAATAGAGGTCTTTTGTGATGAGCGCATCGATGAGGCGATGAAAGGGACCATTAAAAAAGGGGTAGAGCAACGTACTCGATGCGCGTTTCGAGAAAACGCTGAATTTAATAGTGTCGATAAAACGGCCCCGAATACCCGTTTTTCATTGAGTCGATTAGGCCAACAAATTCACAACGATTTGAATCAAGATGGATTGATGAGTTTGAAAATTACGGCCGATGGTCAAGGCAATGACATCGTGAGTGGACTGTCTATTCCACGCATTCAAACGTTATTGGTGGAGTTAGCCAATGAACACTAAAGAGCAAGCCCCAATCCTGCCAGAGCAAAAGCCACCTTGGTGGATGGATGGTGTCACCCTTAGCGAGAAAATCAAAGAGCCGTATTTTATGGCCAAAGGTATTCAAGCCCTGTTTCAAACGGTACGAACGTGGTTGCTGTTTCCATTACAGCAATCGGATCCGATGGTGTGCTCGCTTGCTGTGTTGAATTTATTGGCGTGGGAACGAGACATTACCCGTTTTAGTGGGGAGCCGTTAGCACTGTATCGAAAGCGTGTGAAGTTTGCGTTTGTAAACGCGAAAGATGCCGGAGAAGTGGCTGGGTTTAAACGTATTTTTACACGGTTAGGTATTGGCCATGTTGAGGTCAAAGAGCGATTGGTTGAGCGTGATTTTGACATCATCAGTATTCAATTATCGGATGACCAATTGGCGGTAAACAATATTTTACTTGGGCAAATTATTGCGTATTACGGGCGTACTTGTCGCCGTTATGAATTTGAAGTGCTGTCCCCTGTGAGTTTTGAATTTACGGCTCAACCACTCCATTGGGATCACGCCATTACTGTTGCTGAACTGAAGGAATAATTATGTCTCAATCTGCCATTACCTTGGCCTTTGAAAATTATAAGGCCGAGCAAGAAGCCAATCATACACCGGTCATTCTGGATGAAATGGTGTTGGCCTTAGTACCAAATCAAGATCCTAATGCACCGATTGATAGAGCGGAAGGATTACCGCCTGCAGAACAAATTGTTTATGTGGCTGATGTGTCTCAATCTGGTTTTGTAAATCCTAATGCGGTGGTGTATTCACTCATCATGGACACAAAGGTGGGGGATTTTTCGTTTAACTGGCTAGGGTTAAGAAACAAAGCGTCGGGTGTGATTGCAGCAATTAGCCATTTTCCAAAAACGGATAAAGAAAAAAGTGTCTCCGGTGTTGCGACGGGTAACAGTATTACGCGCTCGGTATTAATGGGCTATTCCGGCGCGAAGAGTGTGACTGGCATTGATGTGGATGCGTCCACTTGGCAGATTGATTTTACGGCGCGTTTGTTTGGCATGGATGAACGTGAGCGTTTATCTAATATTGACCATTATGGTCACGCCACGTTTTTAGCGGATGGCTTTCAAGTCCAAAAAAATGGCAGTGAGTACAGCGCGAACGTGGGTACCGGTTATGTGGGTGGGTTACGCTGTCATTCGACACAACCTATTACCATTGCCAATGTTGTTCCTAGCTGTGGCATTTATTTGGACGCGAGTTTTCAAGGTCAGTTAACGAGTCAGTGGCAAACCGTGGTGTCACTGATTTGTTCAACGACAGAATTAATCAATCACGTTGATGACAATGGCGTTCAACATTATCTGACTAAAATCGCAGAGATAGACAGCGTCGGAAATATCAGTGATGCACGATTGATGGGTGGAACTGGCGAATTTGAACGCGTTGATAATGCGGCCACTGATGCAGATATTGATAACGAATCGAAAGAGCCAAAGCACCTTAAGTTGCCACAGTTCTGGCGTGGTATTCAAAAGTACGTGTTGGATAAATTATGGTTGTCTTTGGCTGCAAAAATTTGTCCAGTGGGTGTTTCTCTTCCATGGGAGAGTGATATTGCTCCTGAAGGATGGGCAATTCGAAAAGGGCAAGCCTTTGATAAAGTAGCTAACCCACAACTTGCAAAAATTTGGCCTGACGGAATTATTCCAGATATGCGCGGTAATGGTTTCATTGGTAAAGAAGACGGTGAAGTTGTTGGAGCATTTGAAGAAGGTCAAGTTAAAGAGCATGGGCATGGTGCGACATTTTCTGGTTACGAACTAACCCCACATGAGCACCCACTAGATACGCCGACAAATTGGTCGTCCGGTGGAGCAGGGAGCATTTATTTCACTTCTGGTGCTATTGGTGGCAATGCTGGTCCATACAAAGCAAAAAAAACAACAGCGGGGAGGCCGCAAGGTTCCGTACTTGTTGCTTTATTTGGCGCATTAAAAAACACAATCAATCACCGTAAATGTAATTGGATAGTGAGATTAGCATAATGGTTACTTTTTTTAAAAAAACTCAAATCGTTTCAGTGTCTTGTATTTCTGCTGAGGGTTGGTGGATTGGCAATGGTGAAGAACATGTAGTTAAAGGGACAGCGCTTGGCTCTGACTTTACGCAAAATATTTATTCACCATCCATTGATGGAATGACTGCTCGTTATGACCGAGGTTTAAATCAGTGGTCAGATGAAGTTGAGAACATGACATGGAAACAATATTTCAATATAAATGGGCAACCATTTCTTATTGGGGAACCAGAAGGTAATTACCCTGAATGGGCGATAAAAGAAACACCACCAAAATACGATAATGAAACCCAAACCGTTCTTTATATAAATAAAGCTTGGAAAGTTTTTGAGATTGAGCTTGGTAAGCCATATTGGGATAGCGAATGTTACAAGCTTACCATTTCCGAACACAACTTTACGCTTCCGGATAATCATTCATTCATTGAACCACCAAAGTCGGATAAGGGCTTTGCTGTTCGTTTGGTTAATGGGGAGTGGAAACAGCTTGAAGACCATCGTGAGAAAATTGCGTTCGCAAAGGATCGTGATAACGATGAGAAAGGGAATTATCAGGTTGAAGAGCTTGGTCCCATCCCAAAGACGCACACGTTATTAGTACCTGAACAATTTGATTCATGGAATGAAGCGCTAACTCAATGGCAATACGATGCAGCTCGTTATCGTCCCGTGTGGGCACAAGATGAAAAACAATGGCAGCAAGAAACACTGATAAAAGTTGAAGCTGAATTGGTGTTTTATGCTCAGGATAAAGACATTCCTGAACTGTATTCCGAGCTAAGAAAAACCCATTACAGTGAAGATGATTATTACTCGTTACTTGGTGATCGCATTCTGTTAAATGAATATGTACAACAAGAGGATTTTCCAGAGTGTGGTCGTCCAACGTTATCGGGATTGATATGAGTTGGCGGCATTCAACCTTACAGTGGCCAAGGTCACTCAATCGAATTCATCAGCAAGCGTGTGACGTATTAAACCATGTTGATGGTGAAATGACAGCGGCCAATGGCCGTTTGTCTCAGGTAGGGGCTAAGGCGTCGTTTTCACAAGGGGTATTAAGCTCAGACGCAGTGGCTTTACTTAGTTTACGTCAGCAGCTTGATGGATTGTTGGTGAGTGGTCAGCAATTGTGTATGACCCCTTATCAGTTTGGTGTTGGCAGCAAAAAAGAAACGGGTCATGTGTTGTCCTCACAAAATGCTATTGAACAGATGATCCTCAAGTTACGCGATCCAAATGACAGCAAAACACCCGGTGGCCATGTGTATGCGGTGATGGTGTTATTGAGTGCCAGAACGTTGGCCGAATTTGCACAAAGTCTGCAGCGTTTTGGTGCGGTGGTGTCTATTCCAGAATGGCAAGCGGCGGCGCGACAAGCAAGCAGCGAGTTAACCATTGAGCAAACCAAGTTTGATATAAAAAGTGCGCCGCTGCAGCCTCGTTTTACAGCCAAACAACATTTACACACCAATCCATTACGGGAAGCGGCTGGTTTACTTGGCTCTCAACTCTCGCAATTAGAGAGTCTTTCGAGTGATAAGAACACGGTAGTACAAAAGCTTGACGCGTTGGCCATTAAACGAATCAGTACACTGAACAATATTAAAACGAGTGTGGCGGCACTGAGTCAAATCAGTGGTGATGTACATGTATTTTGTGTGGACGGCTCAATTAATGCCATTGCCACGACGATTGAACACGTTGATGTGCCTAATGCCAATTACGCTCATTCGGCGGTCGCGTTAATGCTGTCGGATACCCCTTTGGATTTTTTCACGGAGTTATTTTTATGACCTTATTAGTGTTAGATGGTGAATCCATTAACTTAAAAAATTGCCGTGTAAATCCTAGCTTTGAAATCAAAGAAAAAGACATGTCGGGCTTTTCATCATCGACCTCGAATGCAGAGCAAGGGGAAAAGGGCGCAGAGCTCGCCATCTCAGGGTTGATTGATTTTAGAGACATTACCAAGTTATCTCGATTGTATGAATTAGCGCGAATGAAAAAAGCAGATGGGACACGAAAGGTGTTTGTGATCGGCAGTGATGTGGCCAAAGGTCTTAAAATTCGTCAAGTTCGGTTTGCAGGTCGAGTGCAAGCGGTCGAACAAGACGGTTTGCTTGCGTGGCAAGTGAGTTTTCAATTGCGTGAGCATTTAAGTGTGGCCGAGCAGCAAGCCGAAAAGAACAATAAGAAACGCACGGTTGATGGCGAAACACCGGCGATTAATGCAGACACACTCAATAAACAAATCGAGGCGCAATTACAATGAAGATTGAAAAGCGTCTATTGATTAACAGTATTGAAATGAAAACCTCGGATGAGAATTGGGTGCTTGAGTTATCTGCAGGTGGCCGAGGTATTTTAACGGTGGAAGATAAAGAGCAGGCGATTGTTGTTGGCCAGAATATCCATTATCAATTGGGTAGCAATGGCACACTAAAGCCATGGTTCACCGGATACATCACTAAGGCCACACCAAATAATATTGGTTTTACTCGAATTGTGGTTCGTGAGTTGTGCTTTTTACTCAGCTCATCACGACCATTATCACTTCAGCATGCAACCGTAAAAAGTATCCTGGATAAATTGAGTAAAGACACAGGTCTTTCATTCACTTATAACGATAATGCCGATTATTTCAATACACCGGTGGCTAACTTTACCAGTAATGGTTCGGGTTATCAGGTGCTTGAAAATATTGGTCGAGCCTTTCAAATTCCAGATTTTGTGTGGTATCAGCAAGCGGATGGCGTGATCTTCATTGGCTGTCATGCAGATTCTAATTATCACAATAAGCCAATCATTATTCCCCAAGAGTTAATCCAAAAACAAAAAGGCGGTAACAGTGTCACGTTGCCGTTGTTTCCCTCTATTCGTCCGGCGGTTGAAGTCAATGGCCAGCGCATCACCAAACAAGAAATCAAAGACGATGAACTCACTTTGTTTTGGTCTACGGGTAAACAAGACAGTTCAGATAAGCAGAAAATAAAGCAGTTGTTTCCAGAGCTTGCGGCCGGGTTTCATTTGCCTAAGTTGGGTCAAGTCATGGCGATCACCGATAGCGCCAACAGTGGTGATATTAATACCGCCTTTCGCCCTCGATACGCGGCGGATGTGCAATTGCTGAATGAGAATGGTGAGCCCGAAATTACGGTACCTGTTTATAAAAGCGTGATGTTGCCGATTGGTTTTGGTGGCAGTGAGCAAGGCCAGTTTCATGCACCCAATGAGGGCTCTATTGTAGAGCTCGCTTTTGCGAATGGTCGAGCAGACCAACCTTTCATTAGAACCGTGTTGGGTCTTGGTTGGACATTGCCAAATATTGAGGTGGGTGAATTGTTACTGCAGCAACGAGAAGAGGTGCAAGAGCGAACTGATACCGTTGGGAATCAGTGGAAAATAACAGACCAAGAGCAGCATGATCATGCTTTCGCAAAAACACAAACGGCCGATGTCAATAACATCAACTCAGGTCAACATAGACAGAGCGTAAAACAACACAGTACCGAGTCCATCACAGGCCAAAAGGTGATTGAGTCATTGGGTGCTATTGATGTGCTTGCCGGAGATAATTTTGTGCTTGGTGCGTTGGGTAATATGCAGATTGCCTCTGCAGGGGAATGGGTTCAAGTGGTTGGTAAGCTGCGAGATGTGGTGATTGGTCTTAATGACAAATTAACCGTGATGGGTAACCGAGTGTTAACCATAGAAAAAAACGATACGATAATCATCAACGGCCAACAAACGATCACTATTTCAAAAGACCAACTTATTCAGGCAAAGAACATCAATATGAAAGGTGACTTAATCACCCTAAACGGCGGTGCAGGGGTGATCACTTGTGAGAGTATCTGCCCGTTTACGGGTAAACCTCATGTGGATGGCTCAACCACCGTATTTGCAGGAAAGTAATATGGCATTAGATAAAGGCTCATTAAAAGCCAAGATAGTAAAAGAGATGAAAGGCAAAGGGATGGTGACAGAAGGAGAGTTTGCGAAAGCGGCGGATTTAGCAGAAGCCATAGCAAATGCTATTTATGAGGAGATCACCGCAAATGCAGAAGTTATAATTGATAAAGGTAGTTCAATGGGAGTATATAAAGTTAACTAATTAAATCTGAGGTGGAAAACCATGGGGTCTGTTGAATTTGAAAATCCTCACATTGCGGAGCAATATAAGTTTGATGTATTAAGAGATACAACTCAATTCTTGATAACCATTCTTTCATTGCAAGATAAAGAAATGATGATATTAAAAACACATCTTTATTGTGAGAAAGCGATGGAGAGTATCATTGAGCTTTCGTTTCCAAAGCCAGAGAAAATTTTAAGTTCAAAAATGACATTTCATAATAAATTGACAATTCTTGAGGCTATATACGGTAATTCTTCTAAAAATGCCGAAGACTTTGTATTAATTGCTAATTTAAATAGTGTTCGAAATAAATTAGTACACCAATTGGATGCGGAAGAGTTAAAAAAATTACTTGATAAGTTACTCCGTAAAATTAAGGTTAATCCAGTACTTATAGATAAAGTTCCGAGGGGGCATTTAGGGGATGTACCAATAAAGTTAGCTGATATTTATGGACGACTATTAGGGCTTAGAGTCACTATTTTTTTGAATAAATAG